AATAACATTACTAGGTTCAGAGAACTCAGATGGCTTGAGAGGTATATACCTTGATGGTTGTGTGATTGATGAGTACGCAAATGTAAACGAAAGATTGTTTCCAGAAATAATTAGACCTGCACTATCAGATAGAAAAGGTTATTGTGTATTTATTGGTACACCACAAGGCATGAACAATAACTTCTATGAACTATATCAACATGCACAAGGAGCTGATGATTGGTTCAACTACAAGGCAAAAGCTAGTGATACTAAGATTGTAGATAACGAAGAGCTAGTCAAGGCAAAAGAAGTAATGGGAGATAAGAAGTATCAGCAAGAGTTTGAATGTGATTGGATAGCAAACATAGAAGGTGCAGTATATTCAGATGTACTTGTTAAGATGGAAGATAAAAAGCAACTAACAAGAGTACCATACGATCCAAGTCTACCAGTATCAACATCATGGGATCTAGGTGTATCAGATCATTCTGCAATAATATTTTATCAGCAGCTAAGCAAGAGTATTAATATAATTGATTATCATGAAGAACGAGGTCAAGGATTACCACACTATGTGCAGATTATTAAAAATAAAGATTATGTTTACAAAGATCATTTTGCACCACACGACATAGAAGTTACAGATTTTAGTAATGGCAAAACCAGGAGAGAGGTTGCCTATCAATTAGGAGTTAGGTTTAAGGTCGTACCAAAAATACCATTAGAAGATGGTATACACGCAACCACAATGACTTTGCCTAGATGTTGGATTGATACAGACCATTGCAAAAAGCTAATAGATGCGTTAAGACATTACCACAGGAAGTATATTGATAAAAACAGAATGTTTAGATCAAAACCTGTACATGATTGGAGTTCACACGCTTGTGATGCTATGAGGTATTTGAGTGTAGGACTACAAGAAATTAATGATAGACAAACTGCTCCACAAAGTGTAGCAGATAATGAATACAGGATTATATAATTATGGGATCACTTTTCAGACCAAAAATGCCACCGCTACCACCAGTTCAACCTTTGCCAGAACCACCTTCGGCAGAATTATCCCAAGAAGAAAAAGACAGAATTGCGGCAGAGCAAAGAGAGATAGAAAGAAAACGTAAAGGCAGAAGGTCTACAATTTTAACTGGACCACTAGGGGTTGAAGAAGAAGCTGAAACAGAACAGAAAACTTTATTAGGATCATAATGTTAGAAAAAATTAAAAAGATATTTAAAAAGAAACCAAAGGCAAAAGCAAAACCTAAAAAGGTTGAAGAAGTTTTAGTATTAGCTGAAGATAAAACTTTTGAAAACGAAGTTAAGAAACCAGAAGTAAAATCTAAAGTAAAACAAACAAAAGAAACTAAATCATCATTAACATTTGGAGTATAGTATGGGAGGAGCAGTAGCAAGAGTAACAAAACCATTTAGACCAACACCTGCACCTGCACCAGCTCCAGTAACTCCAACTGCACCTGAAGTATCACAAGCTACAGCAACTGCAATGGATGGTTATGATGCAAGAAAGACTAAAGCTAGAGGTAGATCAACTACAATATTAACAGGACCAAAAGGTGTTGAAGAAGAAACATTAACACTAGGTCGTAGAAGTTTATTAGGAAGATAATGGCAAAGACAGATTTAACAAAAGGATTACTATCTAGGTTTGATAGATTACAAGGTCAAAGAGAAAACTGGGAAACTCATTGGCAAGAAGTTGCAGACTATATGCAACCAAGAAAAGCAGATGTAACTAAACGAAGAGCTAGAGGTGATAAAAGAATGGAACAAGTCTTTGACTCATCACCAATACAAGCAGTAGAACTTTTAGCTGCATCACTACATGGTATGCTAACAAATCCTTCTACTCCTTGGTTTACTTTAAAATTTAAAGATGAAGAAATAAATAATCAAGATGAAGCAAAACTTTGGCTAGAAGCATCTACAGATGCAATGTATACAGCTTTTAATAGATCAAATTTTCAACAAGAAATATTTGAATTGTATCATGACCTAATTACGTTTGGTACAGCAGCAATGTTTATTGAAGAAGATGATAATGACATTATCAAATTTTCAACAAGACATATCAATGAAGTATTTATTGCAGAAAATGATAAAGGTAGAATAGATACTATTTATAGAAAATTTAAAATATCAGCTAGAGCTGCAATACAAAAATTTGGTGATGCAGTATCTGCAGATGTGCAAACAAAAGCAAAGAAAGATCCTTACGAAGAAATAGAACTGCTACACGCAGTTTATCCAAGATCAGATTTTAATCCTAACAAAAAAGATAAAAGTAATATGCCATTTGAATCTGTATATATGGAATTTAAAAATGGTAATGAATTATCTGTTGGTGGATTTAGAGAGTTTCCATTTGTTGTGCCAAGATATTTAAAAGCATCAAATGAAATTTATGGAAGAAGTCCTGCAATGACGGCATTACCAGATGTTAAGATGTTAAATGAAATGTCAAAGACAACAATCAAAGCTGCACAGAAACAAGTAGACCCACCACTATTAGTTCCTGATGATGGTTTTTTATTACCAGTTAGAACTGTACCAGGTGGATTAAATTTTTATAGATCAGGTACAAGAGATAGAATTGAACCATTAAACATTGGTGCAAACAATCCACTAGGTTTAAATATGGAACAACAAAGAAGAGATAGTATTAGAGCTGTGTTCTATGTAAATCAGTTAATGATGCAACAAGGACCACAAATGACAGCAACAGAAGTCATACAAAGAAACGAAGAGAAGATGAGATTACTTGGTCCTGTGTTAGGTAGATTACAATCAGAATTATTAAAACCATTAATTGATAGAGTATTTGCAATATTATTTCGTAATAATATGTTACCAGTTGCACCACAATTTTTATCAGGAAGAGATGTAGAAATAGAATATGTATCTCCACTTGCTAAAGCACAAAAGTCTACAGAACTACAATCTATTATGAGAGCAGTAGAAATATTAGGATCATTAGCAAATGTAGCACCAGTATTTGATTATGTTAATTTTGATAACCTTGTAAAACATTTGGCAGACATTGTTGGTGTGCCACAAAAAATTTTAAAATCACAAAAAGAAGTTAATAATGAAAGACAAGCACAAGCACAACAACAAGAACAAATGCAAAGTATGCAACAACTACAACAAGTTGCTAAAGCAGGAGGAGATATAGCACCACTAGCGAAAGCATTGCCAGAAGAAGCAAGAGCTGTAGCAAATGCAGACGTGGAATAGTATGGAAGAAACAAAACAATTAGAGAAATTAATAGAAGGGTTAAAAGTAAATTATAAAACCATATTCAATACAGATGAAGGCAAACGAGTCTTAGCTGATCTTGAAAAAAGATGTCATTATCATTCTACCACCAATGTAAAAGGTGATAGTCATGAAAGTGCATACATGGAAGGACAACGCAGCGTTCTTCTATTTATTAAATCAATGCTGCAAAAGGAAAGTGAAAAAGGAAAATAACTATGTCAAGCGAACAGATAACACAGGAAACTGTGCCTGTAGAAAAGACAGAAACATCTACAGAACCAGTTAAAACAGAACCAACTACTGAAACAAAGCCAGAAGTTACTACCACAACAACAACGACAACATCATCTTGGAAAGATTCTATAAGTGAACAATATAGAAAAGATCCTAACATTGAAAAGTTTACAGAGATAGATGCGTTAGCAAAATCTTATATCAATGCAACAAAGATGATTGGTCAAGATAAAGTTGTGATCCCAACTAATAATTCTACAGAAGAACATTGGGATGAAGTTTATGATAAATTAGGTAGACCTGAATCTGCTGAAAAATATTCTTTAGATGCAAAATCAAAAGTCGTAAATTTAGATGAAGCTGCAATAAAATCTTTTGCAGAACAATCACATAAGCTAGGTTTAAATAATAAACAAGCTCAAGGTATTTTAGAGTTTTATAAAAACAATATGGAAGGTACTGCACAACAAGCAAAGATTGATACTGAAACTGCACAAGCTCAAGCTGAACAAGAGTTAAGGCAAGAGTGGGGTAGAGACTTTGAAGCAAAAGTAAAACAAGCAGGTGCATTAGCAAAAGCTAATATGGATGCTAAAGTTTTAGATATGACTTTACAAGATGGTAGAAGATTAGGAGATCATCCAGAAGTCATTAGAGGTTTTGCAAAAATAGCAAATATGATGCAAGAAGATAAAATAGTTGCAACAGAAAGCGAAAATGTAAATACAACTAAAGATTTAGAGAGTGAAATATCAGCTATTATGAATGATAAAACTCATCCATATCATGTTAAAGGACACCCTGATCACGATAAATCTGTACAACAAATGCTTACTTTAAGAGAGATGTTAGATGCCAAGTGATAATAATCATCTTAATAATGAAGAGATAAAGCTAGAAATATTAAGAATAGTTGTAGAAGCAGGAACTTTATATCAAAAAGAAAAACCCTTGCCAATCTGTGAAAATTATTATAAGTGGGTAAAGAGTAAGACAATTCGTAAGAACCTTACTGACAAAAAGGAATAGACTCTAGTCTAAAAGACTTAAAATCCAAGAGATGCCTACCAAATGGTGGAGAACCTTTCTGATTATTTTAACTAACAATAATATGGAGAGACAATTATGTCATCAAATATAACTACAGCTTTTGTACAGCAGTATTCTGCTAACGTACAAATGCTATCTCAACAAATGGGATCGTTATTAAGAGACAAAGTCAGATTAGAAAGCGTTGTCGGAAAAAATGCTTTCTTTGATCAAGTTGGCTCAGTAACTGCTGTTGAAAAAACAAGCAGACATTCAGACACTCCACAAATAGACACTCCTCACGCTAGACGTAGAGTATCTCTTGCGGATTATGAATTTGCTGATTTAATAGATCAACAAGACAAAGTAAGACTCTTAATTGATCCTACTTCATCTTATGCTCAAGCTGCTGCTATGGCAATGGGTAGAGCTATGGATGACGTGATCATTTCTGCTGCACTAGGTACTGCGTTTACTGGTGAGACAGGATCAACTAGCACAGCTAATGCGAATACAATCGCACATGGCTCAACTGGTTTAACTATTGCTAAATTAAGAAGTGCAAAAGAAACTCTTGATTTAGGTAGTGTAGATCCATCTATACCAAGATTTATCATAGTATCTCCAAAGCAGATTACTGATCTTTTAGGAACAACTGAGGTTACAAGTTCAGACTTCAAT